TTAAATTATGTACTACCTCATACCCTTTTAAGAATCTGTAAGGTCTAGTACTTACTAACCCGTTTGAGTCTGTATAAGATTCTACGGCGGGAGTCCAACTAATTCTGGCTTTCGTAGCAGTACCCGAGGCTTCCTCTGAAGAAGAACCATCAGTTACTAACTCTATAGAAATACTAGCTACAGCAGGAGGAGGGGAATTTCTTCCTGCTTCGGATACATAAGTAGTCGTATAAACAGGAGAGTCTATATCTATCTCATCGAATTTCTCTCTAGTATACTGCGTAGCGGCAATAGAATACTTAAATCCGTCTTCTTCCGTGATACCAGCTATTCTAAATTCTCTAATTTCCGGAGAGTTGACATCGTCTTCTCTGCTAATAGCCCAAATAGTGTCTTGGGCGGGAGCAGTTGAAAAGGCTCCTGAAACAGAAATCGTAGAAGCAGAAGTAGTAGAATTAGTGATTGCTTTTACTTCTACCCTTGAATTTTTATTATACTGTACTAATACAGGATTGCCAGAGTCATCTAATAAATTTATTCCTTGTTCTTCAGATATTAATGGGTTAGCATCCTTATCTTCGAGAAGAACGGCCCCTCTAGAGTATGTCTGACTTCTTATAGTTGCAGTTTCTTGCTGAAGGAAAAATGATGGTTCTGTAAAAATTAAGTATAAATTACACCCCGTCCCTAGAGTACCAGACCCAGGAAAATCTACGGTTCTATCTAATACTATAGACGTAGTCGTAGATCCAGTGGATACTCTACCACTAGCTTCAAAGTCTACGGACTGCCTATCTTGTATATTTATAACGTCTCCTGGACGTAAAAACGAAGCATTCATAGACGTTGTAAAACTAACAATTTCTGTTTCTGTAGTATCTGTTGCTAAGTGCCATGCAGCAAGTCTTCTTGCCTGCCCTTCTGAAGTACAACCAAAAGCTACTACGTCTTTGGACACAATCCTACCCTGAGAAATCATGTTGGCAGTGTCATCTACAGTAATTGTTGTTTGAGCATAAAATTGATCAGGGTCTGTCCAAGTTGCATTAACCTGATTAGTTCTTGCTCTTTGCCCCGTGTAGGAATAGTTAAACAATCCATCTTCTACGTTACCTTGAGTAAAAGTATACACAGGTTCTTTCGGTTTATCTTGAATAGCGGTTATTTTTCCATCAATCCAAAACATCATAGACCTAAAAGTACTTGCAAGGTCTTTTAGCACTTTGTAGCTTTCTTCTTGAGAATTCAGATATACGTTACAAGCAAATCTAGGTTCTAGTCCTCCTTTCCCGTCAGGAACTACTTCGTCACAATATCTAGCAATTTGATATAAAGAGTAAATATCTATATCACTATCTTGAATAAAGTCTCCAAGACCATATTCTTTATTGGTAAGAATATCATAAAATACCCAAGCAGGATTATTAGTATAAACTAATTCTTGACGGAACCCTCCTGTCCAAGGTTGATAGGCAGATTCTAATACCCCGGTACTAGTGTTTCTAGTATATTCTGCTTGATATGTGCCGAGCTCTTCCCTAGTAAAATAGTTATTCGGAATTCTTATTTTCTTTCCGCGTAAATGGTATGCCCGGCTAGGAGGCTGCGCGAAATCCTCTGCTGCAAAACCTACAACTGCATAAGCACTTCTCGGAAATGAAAATTTTTCTTCAATAATAGCCTCTACTAGTTTTAGTCTAGCAGAGGAGATAAAACTATTATTAGCGTAAGTATAATCTCTTACATTGTCTGGGCTAATTCTTCTTACTTCTATCTGCCAATCATGTAAAGGTTGTAAATCTTTTAGACTTATAGAAAATTCAGATACAAATGCAGTATTTTGACCCTTCTTCTGTATGAGTGCTCTACCGCTCTCTCCTGAAGGAGTGCTTGCTCGGTATCTAGCATCCTTACTTCGCATGTAGAAATCTTTATACTGATCGAATTTATCGTAGCTGTCGGAGGTTTCACCATCGCCTAAATTCCAGAAATGTAGTTGCCCAGACTTTAAAGAATCTATAAACTCAGAGCCACCATAATCATTACCCCACACAAGTCGTTTAGTAAAACTAGTTTGATTAGGAGAAGTTTTGTACTGTAAAATAATTTGGAATTCTGCATGAGCGTACCTAGACTCTCCAGTGCCGCCAATTAATTGTAGGCCAGCAGGAAACTCAATTTGAACTTTTAGTTCGTCAATCTCTTCTTTAGAGTTTTGTCCAAAAGAAAATCCTGCAGACTGTACTATAGTAGCAGAAGCTGTGCCTCCTACCCCGTTACCGTACCAGGTTAAATCTTGATTAGATCCCAGAATATAAGAAGCTGAAGGAATTCCGTATAACTCATTATACGGGAGTTGATTTAAACTACCCCGCTTTAAATGAGCAAAAGAATTTTTATAAGTTAAGTTACCTGTTCCTGTAGTCGTAGAAACTATTGAATAGGAAAGTATTGCGGTAGCGTTAGTGACATTAGTCTCTACAGCCGAGTCAAGAGTCGCGGAATTTTCATCTGTTATAGAGGAGAGTCTAGAGACTTCATCTATAGAAACGGCTGTTCCTGAATTAACAGTTGTTTCTATTGAAGGGTAGATAGAGGCTTTTTCTTCGTTGGTGCCGAAAAAAGAAGTAATAACACCTCTATACTCTTCACCGTCGGGACCTGCTCCAGGTATCCTAATAGTGTATTTTACATTATCATTTATATTTGCAGGGCTTAAATTTTGAAAATCTTTAGTATGTTTTTCCTGAAAAAAGTTATTAGTAGCTACAGATATTTCTTGCTGCCCTTTTTCGGCAGAGGCAGAGAGAGTAGTAGAGCGTCCGGCCCCCTTTATTTGAATATACCTAACTCCGTTTGATAAATTTACGTTAGAAAACAACCCTGCAGCGTTAGTTACCGCAGTGCCGGAAACTGACAGTTTACCCGCTCTAGACTGTATATTTTGAAAGGTTTGAGTATCTACTAAAGATACTCCATTAAAATATACGGAGGATAAACCGGCCACTAAACCTTCTATCTCTCCTTCAGCAATTAGATCCGTTATAGACCCGTATTGATTCTCGGTATCTCTTCTGGTTCCTGCAGCAGAGCCGTTGGCGCCGTTAGGCCCACCTCCGATATTTCCGTTTATCATCTTTTTTCCTTTTAACTATAAATAGCGTCTATATCGCTCAGGTTTATGAAATCTTTTACTGCATCAAGCCAAACTAGGTTGTTTCCATTGACATCTGTATATACTTGCCCTTCTGTACCAGCGGTTCCTCCTAGTGCCTCGAAGTTTCTAAAAGAAGATCTAAAAGGAGAATTAGAGTAAAAAGAACTAATAGGCATTCCACCTACTATCAATTCTCCATATAGAATGGGTACGGGTAATCCCTGCTTACCATTATTGCTAGGACCACTAAAGAGATAACTATCGTTTTTATCGGGCTCAGTTTCGGGCCCTGGAGCGAGAAGTTGGGTAATACCTGTTAAAGCTAAATTAGTTGCTACAGAAACAGCAGCAAGGCCAAAAGCATTTAATCCTCCCGCTCCCGCAACTTGAACAGTTCCGCCTGCTAAAGGCATAGAAGCAGAGTTGAATAGTAAAGCCTGGCCCCCTGGCGTAAACATAAGAGCTACAATAGCTATAGCAGCCAATATTTTTGCCCCACCACTTTTAGAACCTGAAGGCACTTCTGTGATAATAATATCTTCCTCGTTTAAAGAAAGAAGAAGCTCTTCTGGATTTTCTAAAAATTCAGAACCTCTTTGTATCTCAAAACCTACGTCAGCTTCTACTGCATCAGTTAAGTATTTTCTAAACCCAGGAGTTTGGCACTCTATGAGTTTAAAGATACTTGCTATATCCTTACACTCCGTTGTCCATTTTTCTCCGAACTGAGATAGACCCCCATTTAAATAAACTGTTTGCATCTTACGTATCTCACTATATGCTGACCCCAACCGGAGTGTATGGATTCTCTACATGAAAGCCTATTTACTGCATGGTGAAGAAATAAATCTTCCCCTAAATAAACCCCGCAATGATTTGGGACATTACAAAACACGCTAAAAATAATTCCATCGTGCTCCTGCGGTTTTTCTACTTCTACAAATCCAAAGTTCTGGAATAAG